AAGGATGGTTATGGATTACATCGCTGCATCAAGCGATCGTGTCGTAATACATCAAGCATTGAAACATCTTATTGTAGGTGGTAATGCTTTAATTTTCATGGGCAAAGAAGGTTTAAAAAATTACCCATTAAATAGGTACGTTGTTAACCGTGATGGTAACGGTAACATTTTAGAGATAGTAACGAAGGAACTTATTAACCGCAAGAGTTTAGGTAAAGAGCTGCCTGAACAAAAACCTAATCGTCCAAACGATGAAGGTGCTGCAAGCTCAAATGGAGACGATGTAGAAGTATACACATATGTCAGGATGGACGACAAGAGTGGTCGTTGGGTTTGGCATCAGGAATGTCAGGATATGATATTACCTGGTAGCCGTAGCACAGCACCAAAATCTGCAAGTCCATGGCTGGTTCTCCGATTCAATACAGTAGATGGAGAGGATTACGGACGAGGTAGAGTTGAGGAATTTGTAGGGGATCTCAAGTCCCTTGAAGGACTCTCTCAGGCACTCGTAGAAGGCTCTGCAGCAGCAGCTAAAGTGATCTTCCTTGTATCACCATCTTCAACTACTAAGCCAAGCACTATAGCCCAAGCTGGTAATGGTGCAATCGTACAAGGTAGAGCAGAAGATGTCCAAGTAATTCAAGTTGGTAAAACTGCTGACTTTGCAACAGCTGCAAGTACAGCTCAACAAATTGAACGTAGGTTAGGTGACGCATTCTTAATAATGAATGTTCGTCAAGCTGAACGTGTTACAGCTGAAGAAGTCCGTCTTACACAGATGGAACTAGAGCAACAGCTCGGTGGAATTTTCAGCTTATTAACTATTGAATTCCTTGTTCCATATTTAAACCGAACGTTGTTAGTGTTAACAAGAAGCGGTCAGATACCTAAGATACCTAAAGATTTAGTAAGACCTTCTATTGTAGCTGGTGTTAATGCTTTAGGCAGAGGACAAGATAGAGAAAGTCTTACTCAATTCATAGGTACCATCGCACAAACACTTGGCCCAGAAGCACTGATGCAGTACATTAATGCTTCCGAAGCTATCAAACGTTTAGCAGCTGCTCAAGGTATTGATGTACTGAATCTTGTTAAGACTGAACAACAGTTACAAGAAGAGGCACAACAAGCACAACAACTACAAGCTCAGCAAGCATTAGTAGATCAAGCAGGACAGTTAGCTTCTGCTCCAATGATTGATCCATCTAAGAATGCTACGATGGCTGACACCATAGAAAATGGTGAAGTAGATTTAGATCAACAACAATAATATGGCAGAAACATTAACCATTGATCCAACCCCACCCGCTGAGATAGCAGGTGAACAAGAAGGTGTATCTCTAACAGCTGAAGAACAAGACTCTTTAGCTGTTGGTGAGACAATACAAGGCGAGCAAGAGACATTGCTTGCTGGTAAATATAAAAGTGCAGAAGAATTAGAAAAAGCTTATGGTGAACTTGAGAAAAAGTTAGGTGAATCTGGTCAACAAGAAGAGACAACAGATTCTACTGAAACAACTGAGTCTCAAGATGAACCTAAGTCTTATCTAGAAGATGGTACAGTTAATTATGAAAGTGTTAACGAAGCTTATGGTGAAACATTAGGTAATATTTTTAAAGAAGGTAATGTAGATCCATGGAGCATCAGTGAGCATTTCCATACCAATAATGGTACCATCACTGATGATATGTACAAGTCTTTAGAAGATGCTGGTTTATCTAGAACTTCAATTGATTCTTATTTAGCAGGCAGATCTACCCAAATGGGTTATGAAACTGCAGCTGAAGAACCTGAAGTAACTCAGTCTGATATTGATTCTATCCAAAACTCTATTGGAGGATCAGATGAGTATGGTAAACTTGTTGATTGGGCTGGTAGTAATTTAGATCAAAAGTCTATAGATTCTTTTGATAACCTATTGTCCACTGGAAATGTACAAATGATTAAACTAGCAGTACTTGGAATTAAAGCAAAGTATGATGAAGCGAATGGTTATGAAGGCCGAATGCTTCAAGGTAAAGCACCACAAACATCTGGGAATGTATTCCGTAGTCAAGCGGAATTAGTTCAAGCAATGAACGATTCTAGGTATGATAATGATCCAGCATATCGTCAGGATGTTATTGAAAAACTGGATCGATCTGATATGCAATTTTAATTATGCCTAAAGGTAAAGGTACTTATGGTACCAAGAAGGGTAGACCCCCTAAAAAAGGCACTAAGAAATAAATAACTCGGCGGCTCGGAAAGTCGAAACCAGTAGAAGCCACAGGCAGTCGCGTCCGTTCATTATCCGTCAGCCAGGACAAGTTACCAGCATCGGATAACGCATGAAACCACATCATGGAACGGGGATGTGGTACTGGAGAAAACCAATGCAAGTAAAAAAGCAGGTAACACTAAAGTATCGCGGCGTGCCTTATACAAGAACACGTTAAACACTTTTTTCAATGAAAACACTAGCTCTAGCACTAGCCTCCACGATCGTTGCAGTTCCGGCTTCCGCCGGAGTCTACGTAAACGTAGAGAACAATGCAGATTATACAGGATCTGATTACACAGGTGCTGTAACTGATTTCCACATCGGTTATGAAGGTGGAACTGATACCTTTGGTTATTACATCCAGGGTGGTCCAGCTATCGTAGCAACAGATGGATCAGATTCCGATAACAGAGTTTCTGGTAAAGTCGGAGCTGACATCGCTGCTACTGATAAGCTTGACTTCTATGCTGAACTTTCAGTACTAACTGCAGATTCAGATACTGATAATGATAATACTTGGGGTAGCAAGTTAGGTGCTAAGTTTAGCTTCTGATGAAAATTTTAGAATCCCCATGGATGGTATGTATATTGTTCATGGGGTTCTTTACCCTAGTAGAGGGTCTACATATGTACGAACATGAACATTGTAGATCCTGCCCACCATGCTTATCAGAGGAATATTAATGGCACATCAAAGTAATAAAGTAACAGCAAACGTTACTTCATACTCACCACAAACGGTTGATATTAAAGATCCTGAACTGGATCTAACACCTAGTGAGTCTCAACCACCTGGTGTTGATGATGAACCTCAATCATTAGAAGAAGCTCTAATGAGTTGAGTAAGGAGAGAGGCACCTCAGAGTCGGACCTCTCTTTTATTGGCTTTTGGCCCTGTACGCAGGATACCCTTTAGCCGTCTAGACGGTGGGAAAGACCACAACAAATGATCAAAAACTTTACGCGTAAGACAGTTAATTATACACTTTATCCATAACAATGGCTCATCAGAATAATGATAACAACACCTCCCTTACCTGGGCTGGTGCTGATAATGGTGCAGCAACAACAACTGCTGCACGTAGAGCACTCTATCTGAAACTATTTTCAGGAGAGTTGTTTAAAGGATTCCAGCGCAATACAATTGCTAGGGATCTAATCACTAAGCGTACCTTGAAGAACGGTAAGTCATTACAGTTCATCTTCACGGGCCGCACAAATAGTGAGTTCCATGTCCCAGGACAGAACATACTAGGTAACACAGATGGTGCTCCCCCAGTAGCAGAGGTTACAATCGAATGCGATGACCTCTTAATCAGTTCAGCCTTCGTGTATGAACTAGATGAAACACTCGCACACTACGATCTACGTGGTGAGATTTCAAGGAAGATCGGTTATGCACTAGCCGAAAACTATGATAGAAGAATCTTTAGAGCAGTAACTAAAGCTGCACGTCAAGTTTCTCCTATCACTAAAACTAACTTCAAGGAACCAGGCGGAACACAAATCCGTGTAGGAACTAATGCTAAAGCATCTGATGCATATGTACCAGCTTCATTGGTAAATGCATTCTATGACGCTGCAGCTGCCCTCGACGAAAAGGGAGTTTCAGGTGAAGGACGAGTAGCTGTGTTGTCTCCAAGACAATACTATGAGTTGATACAAGATGCTGGCACAGTTGCCTCTTCTTTGATCAACCGTGACGTCACTGGTGACGCCTTACAATCCGGCCAAGGGATCATAGAAATTGCAGGCATCAAAGTCTACAAGTCCATGAACATTCCGTTCTTCGGTAAGTTTGGTGTTAAGTACGGTGGTGGAGATACCGCTACAGCTCCTAACCTAACTTCTCCTACTAATGTTGGGGACTTTGTTGGTGATTCAATGGGAGATCAGAATGAGAATGCTACTCCTTCTGGTCAGAAGACAGTTAATGACTACGGTGAAGAGGCTAAATTTGACCACTCTTGTGGACTTATTTTCCAGAAAGAAGCCGTTGGTTGTGTAGAAGCAATCGGACCTCAAGTACAAGTAACATCAGGAGATGTATCCGTGATTTATCAGGGAGATGTCATACTGGGGCGCTTGGCTATGGGAGCCGCTCCTCTAAATCCAGCTGCTGCTGTGGAACTCGTTGCGGGTGCTGCTGCAGGTGCAGGAAACAACGCTGCATTCTAATTATTATTTTATTCACACAAGGGAGGGTTCTCACGCCCTCCTTTTTTTTATTCACAAATATTTATACCTATGACGACAACTCCCACGACCGTTGATACCGATACCGAACTATCAGCCGTAAATTCAATACTGGGAGCTATTGAGCAGTGCCTAGTAACTACATTCGGTACAGTAACAGAGATACAAGGTGAATTAAAATACAC